ACGAAGCAATATTTGTGCTCGTCGACGATCGACACGTCCCAGGAAATGTGAGTGCGATAGGTCTTGCGGTCTTGCAGCAAGCCGACGTCTTCCGGCGTCAGGTTGCGCACATAGATGCCGCGCAGCATGCCTTCGCCAAGCGTCATCACATAGAGACTTGCGGTGACCGCCGAGCCGCCGCCATTGCCGACCTCGTTGAATTGCAGAACGGGAACCTGGTCGTCCTTCGGGTAGCCCCACAATAATCTGTGGCCCCCGTAACTGATTTTCGGCATGCCCACCTCATCCCAAGTTTGCATGACGAAGCCGGTAAGCGTGGTAGTGCGCGCCGCCTGGATCCAAAGCGGCAGCGACAGGAACGGCACCAGGATGTAGGTGGTGCCCGACTTTTTGCTGACGTTGTTGATGGTTTGGTCGAGATTGAGCAAAGACAAAGCAGCGCCGCCCGAAGCTGTTGAATTGTTGAACAGCCGGCCGAACATTGCGGCGCGGACATTCAATCCGTCGAACACTCTTGGATTAACCGAGCGGTCGCCCTTGACGAAAGTATCAATCCAAAGTCTGGCGAACGCAGTTATGCCCATCCGTTCTTCGTAATTCCGTCTTTCAGGACCGTGGCGATCGACAATGGCGCGATCGATATCGATGTCGTGATCGATGATCGCGGTCGCCTCGTCGAACGGCTGAATGATGCCGTGCCCGGTCGATGATGCTTCGTTGACCGCGCGGAATTGCGGTGATGCAAGTGCGGCCTCGCGGAAGCCGACATATTTGCTGCCGCGCAAGCCCTCGAACGGCATCACTTCAAAGACGTCCGAATATTGCGTAAACATCTCGATGATTGTGCGTCTGATGTCCTCGGCGGAAAAGCCCTTCGCGTATTCCGGCAATGTGATCAAATTTGAGATCGCCATAGCTTAGTCCTTTCGTTAGCCGCGCGGATCGCGCCAGGGCGGCATCGTCGATTGATCCCACTGGCGCGAGTAATCAAGCCGCTGCGCCGGCGTGAGCTTTGCAATCTGTTCGACCGACAAACGGCCGGGTTGTTGCGGCGGCTCGCGGCCATTGCCGCGGAACGGCGCGCCGCCCTGCGAGGTGATTTTCGACACTTCCATTTCGGCGTCCTGCACGTCCTGCGCGGTGAAAATCCGCGCCATGCGCCGGTTGCCGGCCTGGTCGCCGAGATAGGCGCGAAAGAACGTGGTCAGCGCATCAATGCGCGACGGCCCGGTGGCGCCGAGTTTTGCAACTTCCGCATTGCGCGCGGTCTGGATCTGCTGCTGCGACGAGACCTGGCCGCCGGCATAGAGCGCGAGCAATTTGGAAAATTGCTCCTGCGAAAGCCCAGCCTCGTGCGCCACCGCCTGCGCTTGCGCCAGCAACGGATCATTGCCGTTGAATTCGTATTTGATGCCGTCGGGTATCTTGAAGTCCGCCGGCAGCTCGGCCTTGTAGTCGTTGGGCGATGGCGGCAATGTCGAGCGGCGCACCTCCTGCGCGGCCTTGAACGCGGCGAGCTCGTCATAGGAGGTGCGAAACGCGGTCGGGTCGGCGAATGTTTCCGGCAACCAGGCCGGCCGCTCAGCGGGCGCTGTTGCCGGTCCCGTTGGTCCCGGTGCCGGAGTTGCCGGTGCCGCCGGGCGAACTGAAATCGGTGGTGTCGTAGCCGGCGACGAAGGTGTCGGCGGTGACGCGGCGGCCGGCGCCGCGGGTGGCGGTTGCGGGGACGGGCTTGGCGACGGCGAAAGTAATGCAGGCTCGGTCATTCTCGGCAATGCCCTCGGACATGAACGCCATCAAATCGGCGGCCAATCTGCGGCGGCCCTCCAAACGTGGCAACGCACTGTCATCGCTTGGCGCAGTGCCCATCAGGATGCGTTGCAAATGCCGATAGATGATCAAACCGTCGCTAGTGCGCGCAACACGGTCCCAAGCTTCTTGAATATCTTTGTTGTCAATCATGCCGCCGGTCCGAGCATTGGCGGCCCGCCCGGCTGGGCGCCGACCGGCCGCGGCTGCAATATCTTCGACATCTGCTCGACGACCTGTTGCACCTTGGCGGGATCGCGCAATTTGATCAGCGCAACGCGGGCTTTCTCGATTAGGTTTTTCATGGTGGCGCCGCCGTCGATGAACATTTTGAACTCCTCGGGGAAGGTCTGCGCCAGGTAAGTCGCCAATTGCATCGTTTTCACAATCTCCTGCTGCTCGGCGGCGGCCTGGGCCGGATTGCGCGGCATAGTCGCCACGGCGCGGCCGTCGACTTTCAATGGCGCAATGACGCCGGCGAGCTCGAGCAGATGCTTGTAGCGCAGGAAAAACGCCGCCGGTCCCTCGCGCCAGAACGACAGGCCCGGCGTGCCGAGCCGGCGTTGCGCCCGCGCGAGCTCGTCCATCCATTGGGTAGCAGTCGGCGGCGTATCGCCAGTCTGTTCGGGATGATCGACAAAGAACAGCTTGCGCATGTTCTTCAACTTTTCTTCGTACTGGTAATTGCCGACTTCCGGGGGAGGTGGCGTGTAGATCGGCTTGACGGCGCCTTCGCTGCCGGGCCGAATTGGATAGGCCATGCCTTCCTCGACGCCGGTTTCGACCGCGGCGAAACTGTCGTCAGGGTACGTAATAGGCGGCTTGAACGAAAGCGTTGCATGTTCGATCCTCATGGCCTCGAGTTCGTCGATCTGCCGGAACGTCGGCAGGCCCTGGTACATCGGGCCGTGACCGTGCGGCCAATCGGCGGTCGCGTTAAAACGGCAGACAATCAGCGGGCAAGAACCTTCGCCCTTGAGCATCTGGTCGTGGACAAGCCGATTGCCGATCATGACCACTGACTGCCAGCACTCATCGGACTTGTCCTCCCAATCGCGCCAGAAGCCCCAAATGACCTGCGTGCGATCCGACGGCGAAGCTTCGGACAAATCCTTTAGGCCCGGATCCATATTGGCCCAGATTTCCTCGCCGACGAGCTCGCGGACGTAATGGTTGCGGGTAAAGCGCACCGCGAACCTGGTATCGATCTCGCCGTAGGGGCCGAGATCAATCTCGAGCTCGCGCAATGGAATTGCAGAAACAGTGATCGGCATAACCGGATGCGGCCGGTCGATCCACACCCCGCAGGCGCCGATCGCCAAATCGGGATAGAACGCCTTGGCGATCTCGGGATAGAAGTTCGAGGCGCGGATGGCGTCGAAGATCAGCCGATCATCATCACGCACGCGATCCTTGATTTTATCCCAAACGGCCGGCGCGACGAACATGCCGCGGCCGCGTTCGCACCACGGCGAGGCTTCCGGCATGTAGGCGTTCATGATTTCCGTAATAAAATCCTGAGTGACAATGAATGCCTGGTCGGTGTTGAGCTCAGGCGCGTCCAACATTCGCGCCTGGCTCGGCATCACCTGTGAGGAAATCTGCCGCTGCCGGTTGGGCGCGGTAAAAAAATAGCATTCCTTGATGTCGAGCTCGATATAGCTTTTCCAGGTGCGGGCCGAAGCGAGCCGCGCCACGGCTTCGGCTTCCAGGGTCTTGACCGCTCCGGTATTGACCGCACCGCCTTGCGCCGCGGCATTGGTGGTCATCGGCGACGTCGAATGTCCGTTGGTTGCCATCAGCTACCTGCGGTGCCACGGGCGGCGATCGGCGAGCCGCCGACCGAGCCGGCCAAAGCCAGTTGCGAGCCATAGCGCGCCATCAGGCTCGCCATGTCCCCTTGCGTTTGCGTTTGCATGCCGCGAACGAGATTAGCCTGCGCCTGCTCCTGCTCCTGCTGGAGCATCGGATCGGGCGGCGGCGGCGGGGGCGCACTTACTTTCATTGAGGATTATTCCGCCATTATCAACTAATGCCCGATAAAGCCCATCGGGCGTGACGGCAACGCACGACAAACCGATCAGGTGCTTGATTGCCGGCACGCAATAGAAGCCGAGCCTCGTCACAAGCGGCATGTGGTCATAGCGCCGGTTAAATTTCACCACGGTGCAGCCGCGAGTATAGGCGACCAGGTGCGCCACCTTGGACAGCATGGCGATGCGCACGCCGGACCATTGCACGTCGTAGAGGATCCAGCCCGAAAAGCCGGGAATGTAGGTAAAGGCCGAGACGTGCTGGAAGCGGCCGAAGCAAAACCGCGGCAACATGCCTTCGCTCGGATGAAACACCACGTTCCAGTAATCCGGCTCGATCGCCGGCGGCAATTCACGAATTTCCATCAGTCCTCAAGCATTATTGGCCGCTTCCGGCATGCGCCATTTCCTGATCCAGCACTCATAGGCCGGCGCCCAGCCGATCGAGGCGTCGGTAATGACGGCAATGCTGGCGTCCGGCAATATCACGATGAATATTTTAATCTTTTTTCTCATGCGAAAACCCTGCGCATGGACTTGCGCTCGCCGCGCAGCCTGGCCGGCGTGATGGTGCCGATCGGCTTGAGCCCCACCATGCGACGGCCCTCGCCCAGGCCCAAACAGAGATATTGCAGCGCGTCGCACAGGTTGGAATATTTGTCCTTCTTGGGGCGGAGCTCGCCGTCCTCCTCGCGGACCAAATGATACCGCCCCGCCATCCCCACAATTAAAGTTCTGCACAGCGGCGATATGACCAAACGATTGTGACCCCGCGGATTGTCGTTAAGAATGTAAGCGACGGCCTCGGTGCGGGTGGCAATATCATTCTGTTTGACGGGAGCGGGACTGACCGGCATGCCATGAGAGCGGAAGATATCGTAAGAAGATTGCTCGGTCGCCTGACCCTTATCAGCGCCTTTGGGGTCGCCGACGAAACGCACATTGAACTCTGGATAGTGCTGTGTGAGAAAACGCTGCACCTTTGGTGCGAACACGCTCGCCGGCTCGTTGAACCCGAGTATTTCATACTGGACAAAAATTCTTTGATTGACCTCCTGAGCAAAAAGCGCGGCTGGATAGACGCGGCCGAAGTCAAGCGCGACAATCACGTCATGATTTGCGACCGGGCGTAGCGGATCGCGCGCCACATGATATTCGCGCCTAAACATCGGCCAGACCGGCGCGCCCTCGACCACCAAGGCGACTCGGTTCATCAACCGGCTTTCGATCCAGGCCCGCGACTTGCCGGCCAATTGCTGCGCGTAATAGCCGGCGCGCAGATTGCGCAGGTTCTCGCTCAACGGGTTTACTTCATAGCCAACAAGCACGCCGTGCGTGTCAAACTTCTCAATCACCGCCGGCGGCTGGCGATAAAATCCCCATTCTTCCGGCCAATGGTATTGCGCGATCTCGTCGGCCATCAGGCCCGGCGGCAAGTCGACCTGGCCGGTCATCATGGCGAGCCAGCAATCCTCGTCGGGCGCGTTGCCGTCGGCAATCACGCCGCACCAGGTCGGGCCGCCATGGCGTTCCGGCGGATAACGAAGGCGAGAATGCGCCTCGTCGAACAATTCCTTCGGCATGAACGGCAATTCGTTGAACAGAATGCCGGTGAACTCGGTCGATCGCAGTTTCCTCACGTCCTCGATCTTGTCGAGCGACATGAAATGAAACTCGGCAATGATGTCGTTGTACTTGATCAGGTGCTGCATGAAGCCCGGCGCCGCGTTAAAGCGGCCGTAAATATGTTCTGGGAATAATTCCAGCCAGGTCTTGACGGTCGATCGTTTGAGATCAGGTAATGTATTGCGAACGATGCCCCATCGCGAATATCGAATATTGTCGATCGGCGACGGTTTCTGTTCCTGAGCATGACGCATGGCCCGAAGCAACAAAGCCACGGTCTTGCCGGACCCCAATGGCCCCTGGATATAATCGACCTGGTTGTTCGAGGCGATGAACTTCGCCACCTCGGTGCCGGCGACAAAATCAAATTCGGTGGGCATGTTTACGGATCAATATACCAGGTCAGGCTGACCATGCAGATGATCGCCACGATCACCACAATAATAACAATAATCAGAAAATCGTCGAACGTCACGTCGGCATTAACTGCGATCGCGGCCGGGTGCTTTCTTGCCGCCGGGATCGCGCGCCGAATGCAGCCGGCCACCGGCATGATGGCGCACCGAATGCTTGGGATGCCCGGAAAAATTCAGCGGCGTATGGGTCGAGGGGTTCGGGCTCTCGCCGGACTTCTCGGCGCCCTTGATGTTGCCTTTGTTGATCGAGGCGTAAAACACGCTCTCGCCCTTCTTGGCGCCGTATTGCTCGTGCATCGCCCGACGGATTTTCTCGCCCTTAGCCGTCAGCGGCATGGCCGTTGCCTTTCTTTTTTTCTTGCCCAAACGGAATGACCGGAATGCCCGGCCGCTCCGGCTCAACCAATCGCGCAGCTGCAGGGATCCGCGCCGCTTGCATCCTAGCACAATGCTTTAATATCGCCGCTTTATCACGCTCAGTCAGTGGCTCAATCTCAATCCCTTTGCGCGAGATCCGGGCCAGCAGCCAGGCGCCCAGCAACTGCTTGCCCTGCTCGGGATCCGGCGAGAATTCCGCAACATCGCCCTCGCGAAACACAAACAGCCGCGTCGGCTTGAACTCGCCGGTCGGTATCTGCGCCGCCCAGGCGGCAAACTCGTCGGCATAGCGCTCGAGAAAATAATCGGGAATGCCGCGGATCTCGCTCATTAGCGCCTGCGCTTCGTCTTTGGCCGCACCGGCACCCCATGCTCGTGCGGATCCTCGTCAGCCTCGGCCTCATCAGCATCATGGTCCGCCACATCAACCGCCTGGTGCCGGTCATCCTCAGCCTCGGCTTCATGAAACCGCGCGGCCCATTCCTGCTG